AGTAACTACAATAATGACATTGAAAATCTTAACAAAGGGCTTTTAAATGCTAAAACAGATGCAGAAAAACAGCAGGTTCAGCAGTCAATAGACGAAAGAAAAAAGCAGTTTGAAAAATCAAAATCAAACCTTTCAGTCGAGGAATTAATGGCATCGCCAGACTGGACAAAACTATTTGGAAACCTTGATAATATTACAACTCGTGAATTAATAAAGCTAAAAGATAAAGTTGAAGGTGAATTCAATAATATGAATTTAGATCCTAAAGATCTTGAAGCTTTAAGGAATAAGATTGAAGAGATAACGAGTGAAATTGAACAAAGAAATCCATTTTTAGCACTTTCAGAATCATTTAAAAAATACAAAAAGGATTCATCAGATGAAAACTTTAAGGATTTAATGAGTGACACTGGTGCTTCATTAGATGCCATAAAAGAAATATTTGATCAGGTTGTTGGTTCACTTGATAAGCTAGGAATAAAAACAACAGAACAAGATAAACAAGTACTCGCAGACGTATCAGGTATGTTAGGTGGAGCTGCCGATATTGCCAAAGGTATTGCTACAGGTAATCCATTAGATGTAATTAAGGGTACAATTGCTTTCATTACAAATGGTATTGATTTGATTGCCGGTGCAAAAGACAGAAAACTTGAAAAGTCTATCGCTAGACACAAAGCAGAAGTTGATAGGTTAAAACTAGCCTATGAGGATCTTGAAAGAGCCATTGATAAAGCGCTTGGTTCAGATAGGTATTTAGCACAAAAAGCTACAATTGATAATTTAAATAAACAGCAGAAAGAATATCTTCAAATGGCAGCCGATGAACGCGCTAAAAAGAAAGGTGATGAAGGCAAAGCAAAGGAATATGAAAAAGCTGCTTCCGATAGTATAAATGCAGTTAAAGACACTATTAATAAAATGCGTGAAGAGATCCTTCAAATGGATGTTTCTTCGGCAGCTAAGGATTTGGGTGGTGCAATTATAGATGCTTTTTCGGCAGGTGAAGATGCTGCTGCCGCTTGGGGCAAAAAAGTAGATGGAATTGTTGGTGATGTTATCCGTAAAATGCTTGTTCAAAAATTAGTTGAACAACCTGTTGGAAATATTATCAATAAGTATATGGCTCAATGGGTTGATGACAAAGGCAATTTTCTTGGATTTGATGCCGTAATGAATTCAGCAGTTCAAATGGGCAATGAATTAACTGCTATTGGCCCAGGATTAAGTGCAGCACTTGAAGCACTTCCAGAAGACATAAAGAAATACATTACTGGCGATGCAGCCGTAGGTTCAAACAAAACAGCACTTAGCGGAGCAGTTAAAAGTGTTTCAGAGGACACCGCAGGAGTTATATCAGGACAGATGAATGCAATGAGGATTAATCAAATAGAATCTATTTCTGTATTACGTCAACAGTTGCTTTCACTGAATCAGATTGCTATTAACACTTCAAACCTTAACGGAATATTAACTGCCATGAATACGCTTGTTAATGGTGGTCGAGCGCAAGGACTTTGGTAAACTTTAAAAAAATATATTATGAATTTAAGTTACGAATTGGCAAAACAAGCCAAAATAAACGGAATTTGCGAAGATTGGTACTTGGTATTGAAAAATGAAAAAGACATCGATAGCCTTCTTGATATGTATATCAAAGGGATTGATTTCTGCTTGTCAAATGATTATCCTTCAAACGATTTTATCCGTAAGAATTTCAAAGGTAAAATGGAAGCCCACGGAATTCACCTGGATGAAGTTCTTGATATTGTAAACGAGCGAAAAGTAATTGCGCTTGGTAAAACAATGGGAACGGTTGAAATTACAGATTATGAAGTTTCAGAAATATTCGTAAAAAACAATTCTGAATTAAATATAATTGCCAGTGGTAATTCATTTGTAATGGTCGATATTTTTGATGATTCCAAAGTTACTGTTTCAGCTTCCGATGATTCCAAAGTAGTTATTAATAGATACGGTGGCAAAGTATTTCAAGATTCAAAAGACGATTCCTGCATTAAACTAATTGAAAAAAACAAAAAAACTTACTGATTATGGCAATTGTATACAAACTTGATGGCATAGATATTAAAACATACGGAGTATATGTTTCGGCTTCCGATGGACTTTTAAGCAGACCAAAGCCAAAAGTAAACCTACAGGTTGATTGGGCTGATTATAATGGAACAGTTGTAGATCTTACAAAAAGACTATACGAACCACGTGATATTGATATTGACTTTTTTATAAAAGGCGATTCACAAGCCGATTTTGTATTAAAAAGCAATACATTTTTAGCCTTATTCGATGCATTAGGGACGCGCAGGCTTGAAGTATTTGTAGAAAATGAAGCTACACCAAAGCCACTAGTTTACGAGGTCTATTTATCAGAAAGTGTGTCGGTTTCAAAGAAGTGGAGTTCGACAACAATGGTTGGAACCTTTTCACTTAAATTAAAAGAGCCTGAACCAATTAAAAGAGTATTGAAATATACTAGAACAAGTACGGCTGATAAAACAGTGAGCATAACTGTTACAAGTGCTAAACTTCTCAACATTTACTGGGGCGATAAGACACAAAGTTTCGATGTAAGTGGAACGGCACAGACGATTACCCATGATTTTTCAGTAAACGGAACATTTTATATTGTAGTCACAGGAAACATTGACGAGATAACTTCATTAACAACAACAGGAACGGTAGTATGGAGCAAATTATAATTACACATAGAAACGGCACCACATTAAAACTTAACTCGAAAGAAAATATTAGTGCTATTAAAAAAGCCACTCAACAGGTAGAACTTTTGGGCGTTGATGTAGTTGACATTTCTGTGGAATCAGCAAAGAAAATGAATTTCTATATTGGCGATAAAATTACAATAATTGGTCGTGACTATACGCTTAATACACCTGCAAAAGAAAGAAAGATTTCAGAAAATCGCTTTCAATATGATATGCAGTTTGAGGGTGTTCAGTACGACTTATTACGAGCAACTTTTAATGTAAATATTGACACAACTAGCAATCAAATTCAAGACATTAATGGCGATGATATTACAGGCGATATTAAAATTTTTCTTGATGTTCTTATTGCCAATGCAAACCGTGTTTTTGGAACAGGAAAATGGGTTTTGGGTAGTTATCCAACAGGAACAAAAACAATAACGCTAACTTTTAATGATTCAGATAACTGCCTTACTGTATTGCAAAATTTATGTTCAGAGGATAATTTCAATACTGAATTTAAGATTGCCATTGACGGATCCGGTAACAGAACAATAAATGTAGGTGCCACAGGAAACAATTTCACTTATACTTTTCAATACGGAAAAGGAAAAGGGATCTATGAACTGACACGTGAGAAGGTATCTTCGTCAAATATAATTACCAGGCTAAACTGCTTTGGAAGTTCAAAAAATATAATTACACCAAAATATCGAGCTTCAAAACTTTGTTTACCTACAAAATCAAAATCACAAAGTTTCCTTGAAAATTCGACTGCAATATCAACTTATGGAATTTGGGAAGGTACAAAGGATTTTGATGATGTTTATCCACATCGTACAGGCACAATAACTTCGCTTGGTGCCAATGTTTTTGAGTTTATAGATAGTTCAATGAATTTCGATTTAAACGAAAAAAATGTTGACGGATCAACAAAGTATTTAATGGAAGGTGCTTCTGCAAAGATTAAGTTCAACACAGGTAATCTTGCTGGATATGAATTCGAAGTAAATAAATACGAGAATAGTTCAAAGAAATTTACGATAACAAGTCAGCAGGACCAGAACGACTATATTTTTCCATCAACAACAACGGCAGCGTTTCAGTTTGCTATTGGCGATGAATATGTTATTACAGATATATATATGCCACAATCATATATTGATACGGCAGAAGCTGAATTGGCGACAAAAGGAGCTGCTTATTTGGCTAAGTACAGTCAGCCATTAGTTCAATATGGACTTACACTTGACAGTAATTTTCTGAAAAACCAAGTTGGTGCAAATGCTTCATCAAATATAGTTTGGGTTGGCGATTACATTCCAATTAAAGACACGGATCTTGATGTTGATAAAACTATCCGTGTGAAAGGATTTACACGCGACTTGATGCTCGATTATTCGTATCAGTTAACAATTGCAGATCTTTCTGTTACAGTTTCAATAATTAACAGGGTAATTTCTGGAATGGACACTATTGACAAGGTTATTAAAATCAATAATCTGAATGATCCTGCAAGGGCAAGACGTAATTGGAAAGATTCGCAGGAGGTTTTGAATATGGTTTTTGACACGGAAGGCGACTTTTATACAGACAAAATAAAACCGCTTTCAATAGAAACATCGATGCTATCTGTTGGTGCAAAATCAATGCAGTTTGGATTGGAAGGCACTATTTTTCAGCCTAACTATTTAGGAGCAAAAAATCGTGTAGTTTATGTCGGTGGAGTTCTTAGTCACTATGCTATTTTAGATTCAAATAATGATCCTGCAAGTTGGAATATAACAAGTGGTGATTTTACAATGAATAGCGATACTGCTAGATACGT